ATCAATTGAGATCCAAACTTTACATCCTAAGAGTGTTTTTCGATTTATAGAAAATGGAGTGGGTCATGTTTATGGCTCACTTCCTGGCTTTCGTGCTAAACATACATCGAAAGTTCAACCAACTCTATTAGCTGATGAATTTACGGCTCGGGGTTATGAATGCAAAGTGGGAGCCCCTTTAATGAGAGGGTGGGTTCCATGGCGTCATGCAGCTGTTGATATTGTTCAGCAGCAGTTTAATGTTCGCCAATCTTTATTGGATGAATGCGTGGAAGAATTTGCTCGTGATATCCTAAATAGATTGCCACAAGATCAATTGGATGAATTAATAATCCTTGATAATGCAACTACTTTGAATGGATATCCCGGAACAAAGTTTATAGATAAGATGAAGAGAAATACCTCTATGGGATTTCCATATCGGAAAAAGAAATCTCTTTATCTGTCGGAACCCATACCGTTTGAGGACTGGCAAGATTATGTTGAGTTTCCAAGTGAATTTTACGATCGTGTTGATGATATACTAGATCGTTATAAGAACGGACAACGTGCTATGCCTATTTTTATTGGACATTTGAAGGATGAGGCTTTGAAGTTGTCTAAAGTTGTAGATGGGAAGACACGTATGTTTTCAGGGGGACCAGCACCATGGTGTTTTGTCGTTCGCAAATACCTATTAACACTTGTTAGGGTGATTCAAAATAATAAATTTATTTTTGAAAGTGCCCCTGGTACCAATGCAACATCTGCAGAATGGGATGAAATTTACCATTATCTAACACATTTTGGTTCAGATTGGATCGTAGCAGGGGACTATTCAAAATTCGACAAAAGGATGAGTGCTTCTTGGATCTTAGCGGCATATAAAGTTTTGGATAAGATCCTATTGGCTGCTAATTGGTCTGCAGCTGATCGTATGGTGATCACGTGCATAAGTTATGACACAGCGTTTCCTTTGACGGATTTTAATGGGGATTTAGTCGAATTTTGGGGTTCAAATCCCTCGGGACATCCTTTAACAGTTATTATCAATGGCTTAGTAAATTCACTATATACACG